GGTCCGGGCACCGCGCTAGGGTTAGGCATGTAGTTACTAAATAAGTTACCACTAGAACCACTAGAAACACCTAATAGTCCTGGCATCGCCATACCACCTGGTGCACCGCCTTGTTGCATTTCTACTCGGCCACCGTCTGCAAAAGGAAGATAGTCGTTTAAATCAAAGTTGTCTGTAAATTCTTTTTCTTCTTCAAGTTCTTTGTCTATATTAAATAAGTTAGGAACAAAATTTCCAAAATGATAATCTTCGTTTTTTATTTCTTCATCTGATCTAAAAGGATTAATAGGGTTTCCTGAAAATACGCCAGTTGGGTCAGCTACTTTAGAAACTATATCTAAAGCAGGTCCAAAATCATAACCAGATTTTTCACTATTGGTTTCTTCACCGCCCTCTTCACCGCCTTGACCAGCTTCCATAGCTGCTTTTAATAAAGCTAATCTTTCTTCGGCACTGCGGTCTGGTTTTTCATAAGCATATTGATCTGCCATATCAGCAAAGCCAGTACGGTCGGTACCACCTTGCATTAGTTTTAACATGTCCCCCATTGATGCCATAATTAATTACCTGATTTAATTGTTGCTTGCATATTCTTTATACCATCTTTTGCTAGTGATACACTAGCTCTAAGTTTTTGATGTTCGTCATTTTGTTCCATTTTGTCTTCTGCTAGTTCTTTTGACTGCATCATTTTAGCTCGTTCTAGATTAATCTTTTCTTCAGCCTCTTCTTGTCGAGCCTGTTCTTCACGTGCTTTTAAGTCTAGTTCACGATCTTTTAGCTTTAATAATGGATCATTTTCAACTTGATTCAAGACTTCTTTTTCTGCTTCTGCAAAATCATCACTAAATTCTGCAATTAACTGTGCTTTTCTAGCTTCCATTTGCATTTGTAAGTTAGTTTCTTGCTGTTGTATCTGTTGCATCTTTGGATCTTGCTGTAATTGTTGTTGCATTTGTGGATTTTGCTGCGCTTGTTCTATTAACGGCTGCACTTGTTGCATAACTTGTTGCATTTGCTGTTTTTGTTGCGCAAATTCTATTTCTACTTGTTCCGTTGCCATTAAAAGGATGTGTTCCATACAGTTTTGTTGCAACATACCCATAGCTGCCGGATTATTTCTAATAACTGTAGTGCCCATAAACCTTAAATGCGTTTTCATGTGCGATTGGTGGTCTTGTTTTGGAAAAGCTTGAAACTTTTTACCATTTAAGGCCAATATATTCTCACTTGCTGGGTCTAACGCCGAAGGTTGTGGCGGTGGTGGCAATAATTGATCAATATCTTTAACTCCAAGTGCCTCATACATATGTCGATACGCGTGATAAATATTGTGCATCTGTGGATTAGTCATTGCAATCTGCATTTCTGATTGTGCAATACTAATACGTTGTGTTTGTGAAAAGATGTTTGGATCAGCAACTGGAACAATGTCTACTTTAGCACTGAAATCATCTTTAAATATTTGATTTTGACCGCCAACAACATCATACGGATACATGTTTGGTAGATAGCTGACAAAGTTATCAGCTAACAACATAAACTCACATTTCATTGCCGCATATAAACGTTTATGGATTGCTGACATAACCCGCGATCCGCGTTCCAAGAGCGCGACGGTCGTACCGACTGCTGCACCTTGGTTACCATCACCCACTTGCATATCTGCTATGCTCGCGAAGCGTTGACCGGCCTGAACCACTGTACCCATTAATTGTAATAGGGTTGCATCTGGTCCTTTGAACGGTAATGGCATGAACGCGTCTCTAAGGTTTCCACCAGGGGCATCTACATCACGAAACTCGCCCGGCTGCAACGGTTGCGCTTCGTCGCGGACTCTGATGCCACGCATCTTGAATCCGGCTGGTAAATTAGACAAGGTGCCGGCATCTAAGAGTTGTCTTAGAGCGGCTGTGGCGGTTCTAGAAAGTCCGCCAATCATATGAATTAACCCAAATCCATAGAAGCCTAGTCCTGGTAAAAATTTAAAGTGTACAAAATAATCTTGTCGTTTTTTTAATTGGTCGTTAACTTTCCAATTTCGTTTAATGGCTAAAACTTCTCCTGTGTCCTCTTCAAGAGTAACTATGTATGGAAACTTCATACCGGTAGATTCTTCAGTTTCAGGATTTATGTCTTCAAAACCTTCTATTTCTAAATTAACGTGACACTCTAAAATAGAATGCACATCATGTTTATTAGTTTCAGTACCATCTAATTTATTTTTTTGTTCTTGTACGTCATTGTTTTGATACGTGCCACTGTCACCAATTTCTGCATCCATGCTATAAATACCAGCTAGTTGATGTTGCACTAAATCATTGTGAGTCATCTTAACACGATGAATAATTGTTTCGGTGTCGTCTAATGAGGTAGCTGTGTACGGCACATATAAATCTTCTGCTGGTACAAACTTAGATACACTTCTTTGTAAGATTGCATCGTAATAAACTTTTTTAAAAGTAGAACCTGACAATGGTAAATTAAATAACATTTGATCAAACTCTGGTTCGTACTCTTTCATGTTAACCATCAATTGATAGTTCATAAAATCTTTAACTCGAGCTGCTTGCGCAACTTTTTCTGAAGACTCTAAACCCATAACTTGCGTTCTAACTGGTCCGCCTGCAGGCAATAATTCTTTGTAAGCTAGTGCTTGGAACTGTGTTACCGCTTCGGCTAATACTGGGTGAGTTGCACCAGATGCGCCTTGAAACGGTTCTGCTCTATTTTCATATTTAAAACCTAATAGCTCTAAACCTTCTTTATAAGTTTGTTCCCATTCCGAACGTGAAGAATCACATTCATCAAACTCTGCTAAAATGTCACTAGATATTTCACCAATTATATCGTCTTCTAAAAAGTCTACTAAATTAGCGTCATGCTGGTCTGCGCCTTGCATCGCTTCTGCTTGTGGATCAAAATCTATTTCTGCACCACCGTCTTCCATCATCTCAATATTCATCTCGTTAGATGGGTTTAAATCTTGTGCCTCTAGTTCTACGTCTTCCGGTAGAACATCTGTAGGCATTTTGCCTGGTATCATTTCTTTATCTATAGCCATTATTTTCTCCTAAATAAACTTCCCATGCCATCGGACACCGGGCCTTTTTGTGGTGGTATTGTACCACCGTTTGCTTTTTTTGTCTTTGGTTTAAACGGTACAATTTTGCTGCTAGGTTTACCTCTTAACTGTTCCATAAAAGCATCGCTCTCATCTATCTGTTTCAATAAACTTTGTACATCGTTAGGTAAAATATCTCGCTTAGTTTTAGGTGCTATGTCAGCTATAAAGTTTTGAAAGTCACTACCATCAACATTACGTTTACGCATAGCTTGCATTACTGCTGCAAGCATATCTTTTTTTATAGGAGTTGAAACCATGTCGTATTGTTTACCGGTTGCAATATTTTCAAACAAATCATAAAGGTCTTCTTCTGGTATTTGACTCTGTCTGGTTTTCATAATTTTTTCTAATCTATTAGTAAAATTATTTACCAAAGCATTTTCATTAGCTAAACCTAAATTTTGTAAATTTTGTTTGTAAGTTTGTTTTTCACCAAATGGTTTAAAACCTTTTCTAGCAGCATTGACTGCCTGCATAATACCTTTAGCTAAGCCACCTGATAACATGCCAACTCTACCACCGTCCGCGTTCAGCGTTCTTTTAGGGTTCATTAAACCTTCCAAGGCCTTTAAAGCCTCTTCAATACCATCTTCATCGGCAATACGATTAAATTCATCTAGCACTTTAGTCATCTCTTCCATTTCTGCTGATTGAATTTTTAATTTATCTAGATTAGATTTTTCTAATGCCAACATTCTATCCAACTCATCTTGTAATGGGTTTAAGTTTTTTTGTTGGGCATCAAAAATTTTACGTGACTTTTTAAGTGCGGCTGCAGTTTCATAATCTACACCAGGATCACGTGGTGGTCCCATGTCTACTGTTTTAGCAAAACCTAACTCAGCAGGATCTTCACCACTAGCTATAATTCTTTTAGCTTTATTCTTAGAAGTCTTTTCTTTAAATAAAGATAGTAAACCTTTTATTATTTTTGCCTTCGACATTAATAGTACGTCCTTTGTTGTTGTGGCAACGGTTCATCCTCATAGTCTTCGGGATGGTCAACAAAGCCACCTTGTCTAAATCTCATTACTGCTTGAGTCATGCTGTCCACTAAGTCATCATGTTCACCTAGCGGGAATGCAGCGCATTCCTCAATCACTTCCTCTGCCCATTTCGTATCCGGTGCCCAAACCATTCCTGACTCAAACAACGGTGCAACAGAGTTTATCCTAGTATGTTTATCATTTCCTTTGCTTGGTGTAAAGTTAATAACAGGTATGCCTAATTTACGTAATTCGTAGGTTAATGGCAGTCCTGACGCTTTTGCCTCCACGATCACCGTTTCGGGCTTCCAATAATCATACTGTTCTTTGGCCACGCGCCGTAGTTCCGGGAACTCGTATCTATCTTTAATCATATCAATTAAGATTAATTGCGGTCCGCTGTCCTCGTCTGGGGTAAAAACACCCCAGGTGGTAATAGCACTATAATCGGCAGTTTCTTTTTTCATAAACGCCGTATCATAACTTTGTATGACATGTTGTAGTGGTGGTAGTTCATCTTTGTCCCAAACATTCCACCACTCGCGTTTTATAATACTACCTTCTGCAGCTGTGGGATTTTGCTGGTATTGTGCATTCCATTTTAGTATACTTACAGATGCTTTCACTGCTTCAAGCTCTTCTAGTTTCCAATAACCCGGCCACACCGGATTACCGCTTGGCAAGATTGCCGGAAATTCAATTACTTCCCATGTGTCTGCTTTTGGTACTTTTTGTGCACGTGGGAGTTTACCTGTTAGATCAGCAACGTTCCACCGTGTCATCACCACAATTATCCTGCCCCCAGGCTGCAGTCGTTGCCGAGGTCCTGA